AGAAAACAAAGAAATTAAAACAAATGAAATTATAAAAGAAAAAGAGTTTGTTGAAAATAAACCTGAAATTTCTAAAATGCCTGAATTTGATGTTAATTCTATTGTTAGTACTATGTCAAATCAAACTGATAAATTTGTCGATAATATCAATTCTTTGAAAGAAACGACCAAAGAAAATAAAATGGATATTGATTATGATAAATTTGCGTCTAAAACATCATCTAATGATGAGTTCGCATCATTAATCCAACCTATGATAGATAAGTTCGGTGGAACCTTAACATCGGTTGAAAACAAAGTATCAGGTATCAAAAATTTCGAACCAACAATAGTCGAAAACAAACAAATAGAGCAAAAAGAAACAATTAAAGAAAAAGAGTTTGTTGAAAATAAACCTGAAATTTCTAAAATGCCTGAATTTGATACTAGTTCTATCGCTAGTGCCATATCAAATCAAACTGATAAATTTGTCGATAACATAAATTCTTTGAAAGAAACTACTAAAGAAAATAAAACGGATATTGATTATGATAAATTTGCCTCTAAAACGTCATCTAATGAGGATTTTACGACCTTAATTACCCCACTAATAGGTAAGTTCAGTGATGCGTTTACATCTGTCGAGAACAAAGTATCTGGTATTAAAAATTTTGAACCAACAATTGTCGAAAACAAAGAAACCAAGACAAATGAAATTATAAAAGAAAAAGAGTTTGTTGAAAATAAACCTGAAATTCCTAAAATACCTGAATTTGATACTAGTTCTATTGCTAGTGCCATATCAAATCAAACTGATAAATTTTCTGATAATCTAAATTCTTTGAAAGAAACGACCAAAGAAAATAAAATGGATATTAATTATGATAAATTTATATCAAATACAACTCCCGACAAAAATTACTCAACGTTAATCCAACCTATGATTGATAAGTTCGGAGATGCATTCACATCTGTTGAAAATAAAGTATCAGGTGTTAAAAATTTTGAACCCACAGTTGTTGAAAAACAAGAACTAAAAGAACTTAAAATAGAGCAAGAACCATTAAAAATAGAAAGTGCTAAAGAAACACCTATGATTACACCTGAAAAAAATATGGCAGGTGTAACTATAGACGGGTTACAAAAAATAACTGAATCTAAACTACCTGAAAGTGCGGTAAGAAATAATGCAGAAATTGCACCATTAACAATGAAGACAGAAAATACAACTAATGTTGGTGGAGAAATTACTGTAGTTGTTGATGTTAGAGGAGTCCAAAATGATGCTTCAAGATTAATAATTGATGAGGTTACTAAAAAAATTAACAGTGGTGAGTTTACATCTGCACTTATTGGTCAAATAAAAAATAAAGAAAGCGCATACGGACAACTTTCGGGTGGCCAATCTGTAATACCTCCAGGTTTCGGAGGGGGTTAATAATTTATTATACAAACACTAAAAAAACGAAACTCAATCTATTTATTTTTTAGAACACTCTGAAAAATGCCAACAACGCCCGTTAATGTAAATCCAGATGATGTAGATATTCCATCAAACGGTAGTTTTTTATCGTACGCTCCTTCTCAAACATTTAGAGAAAATCTAGTTTTATTGAATTTAAAACCATATAATATTAATGGAATTAATTCTGAGGCTCAAGGTAGTATAACTTACGAACAAACGTTACCTGACTTATCAAGTCCTGAAATCTTATTTCCTGAAGATGGTTCGGGGACTCCTGTTTTTAGAAATGATAATCCTGGTGCTAAAATAATCGCATCCACTTATACTGCCTATAACATATTAAAAAGTACTAATATACAAGGAACTCCGGGTTCGATTTCCGAAGATTCGTATTTGGCAAAAATTGGTGTACAAGTTCTAAAAGATTTATTATTAGAAACAAATGCGGTATATCTAAAAAATGATATAAGTAGTCAAAATTCTGTTAGTTTCAAAATCACTACAACTAGTACAAATGATACTTTCGAAAGTAAATTAGAGGGTGCATATCAACCTGTCTCACCAATACCTGGTGATTACTTTTTAGATGGTTTAAATGGTAGAACTACTGATACTTTAGGTGAAGCCATAAATCTGATTGCGGGAAGAAGCACAACTGTAGGAGGGTTATTTAATGGAAGTCTTACGAGACAAATAAATCCATCTCAAATATTTTTAGCGAATACTAATGAAGGTCAAAAAGGGATTCTATTTTCCAATCTATCGTATAATATTTACAGACCAGCATATGGTAATTCAGTTGCAGGTGGGTTATTAGGTAATCTATTGACAACAGGTGTTAATAATCTATTAGATAATTTTGGATTACAATTACCGGGTGCTTATTATGTAGGTTCAATAACTTCTGAACCGAGTTACGCCACATCACCAATCAATGCGGTACCAATAGACGCCTATGGTAGAGATACCCAAGCACCTGTATATGGACCCGATGTTTTGGCTAAAGATTATGAGGGAAACATAGGTAGGATAAATTTCGGTCTTCAATCAGGTGCGGTAATAGACCAAGGAAATTTAGAAAGTAATTTTATATGGGTTTCACCGAAGTACAAGGCAGGACAAAGTAAGTTCTATTCAACCGAAATACAATTTAAGCCTGGGTCCATTTTAGATGACACTCAAAGACTAATTGAATCTGCAGATAGATTGCAAGGAGAACAAAGACTTAAACACGTTGGAACCGCAATCAATCAAGTAAGTAAGGTTTTCAACGACGGATACAAACAAATAACTAAAGGTTCTCAAGTTGTAACTTATAAAGACCCTCTTTTTGAACAGAAAGTAGGTGAGGAGTATTGTAGAGTTTTCACAAAAGCCGACACGTATAGTACGTATGATAGATTACAAAAACCTGAAGGTATTTCAGGTTATGGAAGAAGATTTCAAAATACAATTTTAGATAACACTTATAATTTAAATATTGCTCCATTAAAAGGAGAAAATTCTACAAATGTATCAGGAGGTTCTGTAAAAAAATATATGTTCTCTTTAGAGAACTTAGCGTGGAGGTCAGGGGCAAGAAAAGGATATACATATGAGGATTTAGCCGAATGTGAAAAAGGTCCTAACGGAGGTAGAATTATGTGGTTTCCGCCATATGGATTAACCTTTAATGATTCATCTACCGCAAATTGGGATGAAAAAGCATTCCTTGGTAGACCTGAACCAATATATACCTATAAAAACACATCAAGAAACGGAAGTTTAAGTTGGAAGATTGTTGTTGACCATCCATCAGTTTTAAACATTTTGGTAAACAAAGTTTTGGCAAATGAGACACCGATTAACGCAAATAAAATGTTGGAATCATTTTTTGCTGGTTGTCAAAAATACGATTTATATGATTTAGCGTCCAAATACGGAACCGTAAATAGAACTGCTCTACAAGAAATCCAAAAAATTCTAACAACAAGCCCTGCGGAATATGAAAACATAGTTCAAACTATTACTATAGAGCCAAATAAACCTGAACAGGTAGGTCCAAAAACTGACGACTCTGACGTACAGACTGCTAACTTGAACAAATATATCGGATTAGGGTTTTATTTTGATAACAATATACCACCACCTAGCCAAGGGATAACCGCAGACGGCCCTTATAATAGTTACTATACTACTTATATCGGGAGAAAAGATATATATTTAACTAAAGCGAAAAACAATAAAGAAGGGGTTGGAAACTTTTTTGACCAAGTGATTAAATATAACTTCGAGACCATTGATAAAGAGATGGCAATAGATTTATATAATATTCTTAAAGAAGGAAATGATGTTGTAATTGAGATGGAAAGTTCGGCATCTGCAAGTGCCTCCGATGACTATAATTTAAATTTATCCAAAAGAAGAATTAACTCTGTAATACAATACTTTAGAAATTATAGTTTAGGGGGAGACCCTGACCCTATAACTTTTTCAAAATACATTGATGAAAAAAAATTAAAGATAAAAGAAGACCCACAAGGAGAAACGGCGACCAATGTATCGGCTAAAGGTTCGGGTGATAAATATTTTGAAGCCGCAACTTGTACGACTAACCCTACATATGAAAGTGGACCAAAGTCAGGTCAAACAATGACAGATGCTGACGCCACATATACGACTGATTCTATGGCTTGTAGAAGTGTTAGATTTATGAAAATCGAGGTAATCCCCGTACAAGTTTTACCCGACCCCGCAGATACCGTTGTTATTGGAAATAAAACTGCGGAGAAAGCCAGAACCGAAGAAAGAATAACAGGAAGAAAAATAACCAAAGAAGCGAAAACCACAACTACTGAAAACATAATTAATAGACCTGGTTTGTCTAAAAGAGTATTAAGAGATTTACTAACCGAGTGTGATTATTTTGAAGTTCTTAAAAACGAAGACCCATTCATTTACGACGAACTCAGAAAGAAATTAAAAGTTTTCTCACCGTCATTCCACTCAATAACACCTGAAGGATTAAACTCTAGATTAACATTTTTGAATCAATGTGTGAGACCTGGTGATACTATACCTGTTATTGGTGAGGATGGGTTACCTAAATATAATGATTCTGTAAATACAGCATTTGGTGCTCCACCTGTTTTAGTATTACGAGTTGGTGATTTTTATCATACTAAAATAATACCAAAAAGTTTACAAATTACCTACGAGCAACTTTATGATATGAATCCGGAAGGTATCGGATTCCAACCTATGATTGCTAATATTACACTTTCTTTTGATTTTATTGGTGGTCAAGGATTAGCAAGACCTGTAGAAGACTTACAAAATGCACTATCATTCAATTACTACGCCAACACGGAAATATATGATGAGAGGTCAGTTGCAACCGAAGACGTGACAAAATTAGATGCCCTTATTGATGAGAAAAAGAAAATAAATACTGAGATAAAACCGTCAACGCCTACTAACATACAACCAAATTCCGTAGGAAAAACTATTGGTAATGTCACCTCAAACATACTTGGTAAGACATCACAAACCTTCTCTGATGTTACAGAAACAGGAAGATTAAGTTATAGAGAGTTAATGAAACAAATAGTTGACCAATCGCAAACATATTTTGGTTCAGTGATTAGTAAATTAACTTCATTATCGGAAAGTTACAATTACGGTATTGTAAGAACAATTACTACTAAAAGAAAATACATAAAAGGTCAGGTCGCATCAACAAGTGATACTGCTATGTTATTTGGTAAATGTTCTGAAACACAAAAACAAATGAATAAGTTAATTGATGATGTTAAAAATGATATAACTTCCGATAATAACACAATAATAAAGTTCTACTTGAATAAAGGATTCTCTTCAGGTGGAACAGTTGTTACAACAATTAGAACTAATATGTTGAACTACGTAGAAAACATGAGACAAGATTTTGTTAACGGTATTGATATTGAATTAGAACAACTTTACAATCAAGAAATTACTTTAATATCTTCTTTAGATAAAATGAATATAATTTTCTCTGATATAGATGGTAAGGTTTTGGATAATGGTGAGGTAATTGTGTACAATTTATCAGGAGATTCACAAACGGATTTGAAAGCTGATTATGCGTTGATGCCACTACAGTACCAAGATTTCTTACAATTTATTTATGCTGAAGATATATTATCACAACCCGATACTAATTTCATATATAGTTCAGATATTTTAGGACAGGAATGGGAACAAAGATTTTTTATGTTGATGTCAAAGATATTCTTGGATAAGAACAATTTGGAGGCCTTCAAAAAGGTTCTACTACCTGACGGTGACGTAATTGGTGGAAATAAAATTACTGTACCGAAAAAACCTGAAGATGTTATGAATAAGGTTCTTGGGTTAAGATTTATTGATTCGATAGACTTCAATATAGGGCAAGATTCAATGCATGAAAACTTTATAAAAGAACAAAAAAACCAAAACAAAAAGTATAATCTCAAAATAAGAGCGGCGGTAAAATACAATAAGTACGTAAACTTCTTTAACCCATTTAATAAACTTTCTAATAGAAGGGAATTAGATTATATGAAGTCAGCTTCACCAACCGATGTACAAAAACAGAAGTTTTTAGATTTAGCATCAACTTTAAATACTGGTGACGAAAATAAATTTAACGGTAAGAAAAAATTTAATTGATATGGCTTTGGAGTATTACAACAGATACAATAATTTTTTAGTTAATGGTCAACAAACTGTAGTCCCATATGTCAAGTTGACCCCAAAGACAACTGACCGTGTTTACATTTACAAACAAGGTCAATCAAGGTTAGATAAAGTCTCTCAACAGTTTTATAATTCTCCTTTTTTTGGTTGGTTAATATTACAATCCAATCCACAGTTCTCATCTAACGAATTTGAAATACCGGATGGAACAGTATTGACAATACCGTTTCCTTTATTACCATCTTTACAGGACTATAAAGGGGCTTTAGAAACACATTTCTATTATTATGGCAGATAACAGTGAAAATATTTTAGTTGAGTTTGATTATCAAAATATTTTCGTGGCAGACCCTAACAAAATCATTGATAGTGATGGTAGGGCAAAACAAAGATTAGTAAAGCACGAAAATTTAGTTATGTACGCGAATTTAGAAGCCGAGGTAATCCCAAGGTCAAAACTGACCGTAGGTATCGAAAGTTCCGAAATACAAACAGTATCTTTAGCGAAAATTAATTTTTTGAATCCAAGTAATTCAAAATATTTAACAAATAATTATATAGACTCATTCACAGGAGACCAAACAAAGCCACCTGAAACTTTTAGGGCTTACGAGGATGACCCAAATTTATTGAGTGACAGTATTAAAGAAACTTCTTTATTGGGTATAACTCAAATACAAGTTAAAACAACATTATCTTTCATGCCTGAAGTTAATGTGACTTTAGAAGATGTTAGAGGAAGGGCTTTATTTGAATTAGGTGACAAATCACCATACGCGGCATTCTTCAACCTACCCTACCCAAAATTTTATTTGACTATGAAAGGTTTCTATGGTCAAGCGATAAGGTACCAATTGATGTTACAAAATTTCAATGCATCTTTTGATACTAATTCAGGCAATTTCGTTGTAAGGTTGAAGTTTTACACCTACAAATATTCTATGTTATCTGAACTTAATATGTCATATATGATGGCGGTGCCATATATGTTTAAGTCAAAGGTTCAGATAAAACAACCGCAATCCAATCCGTTGGCAAACTTATCTAATTTATCAGATGGTGAAGTTTATGGCGGATACGAAAAAATATCATCGGTTTATGATGAATATATAGCCAAGGGTTTAATACCTTCAGATTTTCCAAAACTGACCTTAGCCCAATTCCAAAAAAAATTAGACACGTTTATAAAAGAAGTGTTGACAGATTTTGGAAACGCTGGTGATATGCAGGCGTTGTCAGATATAGATAATTACAATAATGATTTAACAAATTATCAAAAGAGCGTCTTTAGTACCGACCCTAATGTCAAGTCGTGGTTTTCCGATTATATGGACCAAAATGCTGTCATAATAACTAAGGACAAACAAAGAGTATATCAATTTAAGAAAGAATATAATGAAGAAGCTAAGGTAGTGAGGGCTACCGCTGAATTAGTTAAAATTATTGTCGATAATAATAAAAAGTTAGATGATAATCCATCTTTGGGTAAAAATAAAAACTATGAGGTTAAAAATTTAATTGATTATAAAAAAGATGTTGTTAAACAAATAAAAGTAATATCTGAATTACCTGAGTGGATAGAGTTTAAATTAGACCCCGAAAAGGTTGATTATCCCGCTACATACTTGGCTCAAGGAAATGTCGCATCTACAAACCCAACATTTTCGGGTGGACCTGTGGACTTCGAGGCTAAAACCAAATTAGAATTAGCATTAAAAAATAAAGCACCTGATAATACGGGTGCGACAACATATTTTTACGCTTTTGAAGGTAAAACAGTTGATGGTTACGATACTTTTATAGAACGAACAAAAAAAATGAGTAAAGAACTCATACAAAAAAAGAGTGATATTCTAAAAAAAATAACCGACGATTTAAACAAACTTCTTAAAGATGGAAGTGCATTTTCGATAGGATTTATACCGACAATCAGAAATGTTTTGGCAGTGTTTTTTGCGAATGGCGAAGCGTTTTTAAGATTAATGGATGATGTACATAAAAGCGCTTTTAACCAAAAAGATAGTGATGTTAGAAAAAGCGTTATTTTAAATCAAACCAATTCCGACGCTAATAATCCTTTTGTTTTCCCTTGGCCTCAATACATAGTTGAGACAACCGTAGATGGTGAAAATGTTTTTGAAATAAAATATCCTGGAGATGCCAATAACGCTGCAATAACCCAATCTTATAGATATGACGTTTGGCCTGAAGTTGAATTTGTTGAAGAATTAATCAAGGGTTATACTCAAAAATTAACTGAAATACCGGTTGACAGTTTACCAAATGCAAATGAACAATCTGTAACTAGATTGATGTTAAATCCTATAGAATATCCATTTACAAACGACGCATACTTGAATAAAGAGGAAATAAAATTCATCTATGAACTTTGGGAAAGAATGAATTTTATAACTAACTACAGTAGATTAAACAGAGGAAATCCTGAATCACAATCAATACACGAATTAATAGGTGAAACTGAATTTACTAATATTTCCAATTCATTGGGCGCATCAAACGTATTCTTAATCAAAAAGTTAAAAGAATTTTCTTTAAATTCATCTAACATTAATGGTGTGCTTAAACACATCTCAAACACAGGAGAAGGAGGTTCTTGGCAAACATACGCTAGAGGTTTTTACACGACACCATACATAAAAAACTATATTGAGCAAGATTGGTATTTTTATGATAGTACTATTTTCTCTAAGATAAATAATCCCGACCAATCCTCTAATAGTGTTCCAGGTATTGACAAAATACAAAACTATATAAAAAATACCGCAAACAATACCCCGGACTTTTTGGATACCTACCCGTTCACTAATCTCAATTATTTAAAAAATAATGTATCTAATGGTCAATCATTACAAAATGTAGAATCTTTTTTTGATACTAAAAAAGTAATTGAGTATGATGGACTCAAAAAAGTGGTTTGTAACTTTAATAATTCCGATTCATCTAACTCCAAAAGACCTTTCACTAATTTTAATTTCGTCGGTAAAACAAATCTAACATTTAATCCTAATAATGGGATTTTAGACACAACAACGATAAAAAATTTCTATTCAAATAGGACCGCAACAAATTTAACCAATCAAATCGTTACTGAAGGGTCCATTAACTACACTTCTATAGTTAATGTATATAGCGGCGAAGTCGGTTCATTACAGACCACATCAATGATAAACACCCCTTACTTTTTGAATTCAATTCAAAATGGTGTTGACAGGATAAAACTAGGTTTAAACAACCCATTTGTAAAATCTGCGTATTTGTTTTTAAATTCATTACCTTTAAGCACTCCAAGTGAAAAATACAAAAACTTAGCCGGAACTACTGTCGAAAATTTGGACTATATATTCTCGTGCTTCAAAAAATATTCAGGTGTTCATAAAGTACCATATTCTTTGGTTTTAAAATACGGTTCAATTTGGCACAGATATAAAAGACATATTGAAGATAATGTAGATATTTTAGATGACGTATGGACTGATTTTGATTATCTAAAAAACTATGACCCAATAGGTTCTGCAACAACAAAGAGTTATGTTTTTACAGGTATAGGGGAAACAACCCTTACAACTATAACGCTACAAAACGAACTTTCAGCCAATACGAATGTTAGGTCAGTATTTAATTTAGGTTTTTATCCAAAATTAATAAATGACTTCTCATATTTTTTTAATGGTTATGACGTAATAACAGGAAACACTTACACGGATATCGATATTCAAAGCGCTATTGATAAATACTCATTACAAATAAAACGAGAAGGATTTGCCAATTTAAGTCAAGGATTCGATACTTCTAATACAGGAAGGACGTTGACGATGAATTATTGGTCAGTTTATCTACCAAATGAGTCTAAAACTTCGATTTTTCCAATGCCGTCTTTCGGTAATACATTTAATCAAACATTCAACGAATGTTTCACCAATCTAAGTTCTACGGTTTATGCCCCTACTTTGAAGATTGAAGTTAAAAATAATAAAAATATGTATAATGGTTCTGCTCGATTATTTTGGTCAGCACCAAATTACGGGTATTTTCAAAATGAAAGTTTATCAAAACCCGCTCCTGATGAGTATATTAAATCATTATATACTAACACAGACAACCAAGAAAACTTTTTAATAAATGGAGGAACAGGATATACGAAAATCTACGACTTGATTCCTACATTCAAAAAAACAATTTTGGATTATTTCGAGGATTTGTTCTTGAAGTTTTCTACAAATAGAAACGATTTTAAACCAATGGTCGACATGCCTGCAAATGGTTCTTTTTCTGAAATCGAAAGTTCATTTCAGAACTTTCATATGTTGTTTTCAAAAATGTGTGAAATATCAATACCGAATGGTCAAACCGGAATATCAGACATAAATTCCGCTAAAGAACAACAGTTTAATAATTTCCAAAATCAATTAAAAAGTTTCATCACTTATGATGTATTATTAAAAATAGGCAACGCTGGTCAATTTGATAAAAAAACCTTTTTATCAATAACTTCACCTAAAACAACTGCGATAAACCCTAATTCAGGTGTCGATGTAATATTCGACCCAATTCAGTACCAATCATATAATGCTAACACACCAAATGCTCTTCCAACACAGAGTAATGGTACTACATTAGTGCAGTCAAAAACAAATTACCCAAATGCTTGGCAAACATTAAATTTATATGTAGGGGACACGGCAATAGAAAAAATAAAATTCACGGATACTGGCTCAACGGTATTTGACTTTTTCATTGATAATGATATTGAGTTCTCAGAAATTACAGTATCAAAACTTTATCCTTTAATTAGAATATATGCAACCAAAAAATCAGAGGATAATACATATACCGCCGATAAATTCAGAAACGATTTAAGTTCATACGTATCAAAAAATGTTAATTTACAAAACTCAAGTTTTGATTATATGACAAAAAAACTAAATACGTCATTACCTGATGTTAATACATCACCTGTTAGAGATGTTGTTAATAGTGTGTTATTTGGAACTCAAGCAAAGGTAGAACTTTGGGAAACTCTTAAAGCTTTGAATGATAAGTGGATTGCGGGAATTGATTTATCAAATAGAACATTATTTGAAGACGTTTTATTACTTGATAGGGCTAGTAGAGACATTGGTAATAAAATAATTGTTGACATAAATAAATTAAACGATTTACTATCAAACCTTAATATGAGTAGTAATTTGTTGGCGTATATTAAATCAATACTACAGGAAAACAACTTTCAAATGATGCCTTTACCGGCATATGTTAATTTTTATAATGTTGATTCACCAACAAAAAATCCTGAACCTAAACTTGAGGGAACTTTAGAATTTGCAAACTCCTTGTTTGGAACATTTACATCAGTTGATTATAGAAAATCTACATCTAAAATGGTTTGTTTATACGCCGGTAAACCGTCAGAGCATTTGGACTTAAAAGGTGAATATAGATTTAAAAATGATGGATTCAAATTAGAAAGAGTCGGAGAGGTTCCACTAACTGAAGACCAAGCAGGTAAAAAAGATTGGGCAATGTCTAATAGAGTTGTTGGGTTTAATGTGGATATTGGTACTACAAATCAGAATATATTCACAAACTTTTCAGTTTCACAAGACGCAGGAAAGGCGACATCAGAATCTTTGGCAACAATATCCGATATGGCTAACTCAGCCTCAGGAAAAAGAAGTTCAACACAGAACGTCTCACTTTATAATCTTTATAAAAATAGGTCTTATTCTTGTTCAGTAAGTATGATGGGTAATGCATTGATACAACCAACAATGTATTTCAATCTGAGACACGTACCAATGTTTAGTGGCCCATATATGATTATGGAAGTAGAACATAATATAACACCTGGTACTTTTGACACAACCTTTAAAGGTATAAGACAGGCAATATACTCTTTACCAAAACTAGACTCTTATTTACAAAGTATGAGAGAAAGTTTAATCAGTTCCATAATTAGTAGAAACACTCAACAAAAAGACACTAAATCTTCATCATCGGCTAACACACCTCAACAACAGGCGGAATCGGCAGGTAAGAATACTAATGATGCTCAACTTAATCAAAATCAAGATTGTAGAGTAAATAAAGATTATGAAGAATTTGAGGTCGCAACACCAACATCTAAAGAGATTAATTTTCAAGAGGCATTTAAAACCATTACGGCTAAAACACAAACACTCGAAGTTAAAGTTAGAAATAAAGTGAATTACGCTCTATGGTCAATAATGTATTTATCAAGTTCAACATCTACTGGATTTAGGGCATATAATTGGAATATGGGAGCAATTAAATTAGATATTGTAGAAAACAATGTAGAATTTAATTATGGTGCGAGAAAAGCCGATATGGATAACAAATATTTCTGTTTGAATAGCAGTAATACCCAAAGTTCATTTGCATCGTTTTTGGATTTCGATAAATTTATTACTTTTATGGTTAGTTCTCTTAGTAATAGAGTTAATGAAATTAAAACATTTAAAACAAATAGTGTGTTTACAAAAACAGAAGACCAAATGGCTGAAGACATCGCTAAGTTTATTACTAACTCTTGGCCAAACAAAAAGACAACAGATGTATTTACCTCTCAAAAAGAAACTGACGGTATTAAAAATAGAATAAAAACTATAAAACAAGGTATTTCTAACGCTAAAACTTTAGGATTGTAATTTATCATAAATGAAGATATTTATATAATAAAAATATTATGAACTCAGTTAAAAATATATTAGACACTTACTTAGGTAAGAACACTAGAGTATCCGAAAAAGATTTGGGAAATGGTTCAAAGCAAGTTTGTGATTTGGACAGCGGTGAATGTTATACCGTAAGAATGAAGGACGGTCTTATCGAAAGAGTAGACAATACAATGAATCAATCTAAGAAAATTCAGGTTGAGACCGCTACAGGAATAAAACAATTATTGAATGGTTAAAAAAATGAGTGCTGATTACAAAATTTTAGAAGAATTGAGAAGATATAATCAAATTAATAAATATATCTACGAACAAGACGCCTTGGATGTACCACCTCCGGCAGATGTACCACCTGCAGACCCCTTAGCGGGAGCAGACCCTGCGGCGGGAGGAGTTGCACCTCCACCTCCTGGAGGGATAGCACCGGCACCGCCCGCTGAACCAACGCCTATTGACCCTGCGACAGACCCCGATGTTGAAAAAATCGGACCTGAAGGGGAAACTGAAGAAGAGGGTGAAGGTACCGAAGAAATGGATATTACCGATTTAGTAAAATCTCAACAAAACATAGAGACAAAACAAGAGGAGTATTTTAATAATCTTTTTAGTCAATTAGAAAACCTACAAAGTAAATTAGGTGAGATGGACAAATTAGTTTCTAAAATTGATTCACTTGAAGCTAAAGTTGAAAAATATAGACCAAAAACGGCTCAAGAAAAACTTGAGTTAAGAAGTTTGGATTCAGGTCCTTATAACCAAAAACTTTCAGATTTCTTCGTAGATAAAGAAGAAGAGATGGAAAAATCGGGAAAAAATGAATATATTTTAACAACTGATGAAGTTAAAGATTTTACGCCTTCAGATATTAAAGATAGTTTCAGAAATTTTCAGGGTAATGAAAGACCCGTTGAAGTTAAATAACATATGAAAATTATTATAGATGCGCCGAGATATTATAGAGCCATAATCAAATACTTAGATAAAACATTTGAGGGTGGTTATATAAGTGATAAAAAAAACTCAACATTTTTTTTAAATTCAAACAAAAAGGTTTTGGCGGTGTACCATAAAAAATATGATACTATCTATATTAATACAAACGAATTATGGTTTAAATTTGAAAGAGTATTTAGTTTAGATTATCAAAATCTGGCCAATATATTTAAAAAATGGTTTAAATATAGGGTGACTTTTTTTCGGCGTATACTTGGATTCTCAGTCACACCCGCTCTTCCACCTGAAGAACTGAGTTGGACTAATATGGAATTTGATGAGTTAAAACCAATACGAATTTAATAGTTTTAAAGAAAAAATAATAATAATAAGGGTGCCCAAAAAGCACCCTTTTTTATTTGACAACCACTTTAAAATACTTATAATTCTAAAACAATTTAAAAACTTAATACATAATTTATGGCGACAAATGCAATGGATGCTGTTTTGGCTCAGTATGAAAAACAACAAAAGTCAAGTACGTCTTCAGGCTCAAAGATGAGTCAAGACGAGAGAATGAAAAAATACTTTGCGGCTATTCTTGGCGACAAAGAAAATCAAGGACAAAAACGACTACGTATTTTACCAACACCTGACGGTGGTTCACCCTTCAAAGAAGTATGGTATCACGAAGTACAAGTAGACGGAAAATGGGTAAAACTTTATGACCCGGGTAAAAACGACAACGAGCGTTCACCACTTAACGAACTTTACGAAGAATTAATGGCAACAGGTAAAGAAGCGGATAAGAAATTAGCAGGAAATTACCGTTCACGTTTATTCTATATTGTAAAAGTAGTTGACCGTGACGCAGAACAAGACGGACCAAAGTTTTGGAGATTCAAACACAACTACAAAAAAGAAGGTATCTTGGACAAAATCATTCCAATTTGGAGAGCAAAAGGTGACGTTACAGACGCTGAAAAAGGTCGTGACCTTATCTTGGAACTTACCAAAACAAAAGCGAACAACGGCAAACCTTATACCGTAATTCAAGCGGTTATGTATGACGACCCACAACCAATACACGAAGATGCCGACACTCAAAAGGCTTGGTTAAGTGATGAACTAACTTGGGATGACGTATATTCAAAAAAACCAGTAGAGTATTTAGAAGCAATCGCTCGAGGAGAAACTCCACATTGGGACTCTGACGCAGGAAAATACGCTTACGGTGATTCATCCGTAGGTACAACATCAGTAGGTGGTTCAACACCACAAGTTCAAGACCCACAGTCAGATGAATTACCTGACGAAGAGTTACCTTTCTAATTTCAAACTTAAGTGTGGGCATTAGTATAAACAAAGTGTCCACACTTTTTATTTATTTATCTTAAAAAAAATACATGGACAAAATTAAAAACAAAATGTACGAGGCTCTTAAAAAGAAATATGAGAGCGAAATGTTGGATGCCGAAGCGTCATTACTTGTTTATTTCACAAATCCTGTTGGTATCGGAGAACATCCACAACATATTGAGGAAATGGATAAATTAATTGAGAGACGTGCAAACGCTCAAGATAAAATGGAAAACTTGGAACAGTTCTATAAATACGAAATTTAATATGGCGTTAAAGAAAAAAGAAATCGGGTTAAGTAGTATTAAAGATAAGTTTTCTACTAAGACAAAATATAAACTTGAAAGTTATTATAACTGTGGTGAGGCCTTTATGGAGGCGTGTGGATTACCAGGTCCTGTTATGGGTGGTATTAACATGTTTTTAGGTCACTCAAACTCATCTAAAACTACTGCGATGATTTTGGCGGGAGCAGATGCTCAGAGAAAGGGACATTTACCTGTGTTCATTATAACTGAAAAGAAATGGAGTTGGGAACACGCAATTGAATTAGGTTTGACCGCCGAAAAAAATAGTAACGGAGAATGGGACGGAGATTTTATATTCAATGATAGTTTTGACTACATTGAACAAGCGACTGACTTTATTAACGAAATGTTAGACGCTCAAGAAAAAGGAGACATCCCTTACAACTTACTATTCCTATGGGATTCTGTTGGTTCTATTCCTTGTAAGATGACATTCGAAGGTAAGGGTGGAAAGATGCATAACGCTTCCGCACTTGCAGATAAAATCGGTATGGGTATCCATTCAAGAATCTCAAAATCAAAGAAAGAAGATTATCCATATTACAACACTATGGTTGTTGTTAATCAACCTTGGGTTGACTTACCTGATAACCCTTTCGGACAACCTGAAATTAAAAGTAAGGGTGGGGAGGCAATTTGGTTAGCATCTTCTTTGGTTTTCTTATTTGGAAATCAAAAGAAGGCCGGTATCAATCACATTACCGCAACTAAAAACGGAAGAACAATATCTTATGCAATTAGAACCAAAATATCTATTATTAAAAATCACGTAAATGGTTTAGGGTATAAAGATGGTAAGATTATTGCGATACCCCAAGGTTATATTAGTGACACTAAAGAGGCGTTAGAACAATATAAGAAACAATATTCTAATTATTGGAACGCAATACTTTCAGGAACCGGTGAGATTCTATTAGACGAATCCGAGTCAGAAATTGATGAATAACATCAAGAATTTTTTTACAAACAATTTAAAAACAATTAAGTGATAAAAACACTTTTGGTTGATGGTAATAACTTACTAAAAATCGGATTTCACGGAGTTAAAGAATTTTATCACAAAGGTGAACACATCGGAGGTATTTATCATTTTTTAAATACTCTCCGTAAGTTCATAGAACGAGAGAATTTAGATAAGGTAGTGGTATTTTGGGACGGTGACTCAAACTCATCCGCACGAAAACTATTATACCCAAAGTATAAAGGACAAAGACCTGAAAACGACCCCTTAAAAGAGAATTCATTTAATTACCAAAAACAACGTGTTAAGCAATATCTTGAGGAGATGTTTGTTCGTCAAGTTGAGATGAATGATAATGAGGCGGATGACCTAATTGCGTATTATTGTCATATATCGGAAGACGAACAAAAAATAATATTTTCTTCGGATAGGGATTTAACACAACTTATTTCTGAAAAAGTATCTATATATTCACCCCAACAAAAACGAACGTATAAGATGGGTGATATGATTAAAAATAAGGATTTAGAATTCCCCCACTATAATATCAAAACAACCAAAATTATTTGTGGTGATACGTCGGACAACATCGATGGTATTCGTTTGATGGGAGAAAAAACGTTAGTTAAATTATTTCCCGAGATACTTGAAAATCCCATTACATTTAGTGATATTTTATCAAAAGCAGAACTCCTACTAAAGGAGGACAAAGAAAACACGGCACTTAAAAATCTACTAACAGGTAAAACTAAAGAAGGTGTATATGGAGAAGAATTTTTTGTAATTAACCAAAAGATAATTGATTTATCTGAACCACTTATTACAGAACAAGGTAAAACTATTGTAGAAGAATATTATAAAGAAACCTTGGACCCTGATGGTAGGGGATATAAGAACCTAATCAAAATGATGATGGATGATGGTGTATTTAAATACCTACCAAAAACCGACGATGCTTGGGTAGACTTCCTAAGACCAATAATGAAACTAACAAGAAAAGAAAAAAAGAAATTTAAAAACGAAAAAAAATAATTTATGAAAGAACAAGATTCAACCAAGTTGGAGTTTTTACTCAAAGTTAATGGAAACATTATCGTACAACGATTCTTTAATGTGAGGGGTTATAATCATAAAGCCCGTAACTCAATGGAACTTCACGACTACATTTCTGAATTCATTGAAGGGTTTAAATCCGATTTACGAGTGAGAACGGCCACTTACATGCTTGACAATATGTACGACATATTTGAGAACCCAATGGTTATGGAAACATCAATCACCAATGGTCCCGAGTGTTTTTCACTTATGATTAAAAACGGAGATACCATATTGTATAATCGTTACCTCGACGCGAAGATTTACCCACCAAAAGTAAGGTACACAGTAGACCTCCGTCCAAAATTAAAGTCGATATTGAACACCCTGACTGAGATTTTTTCGGAAAAAAAATTAACTTACGAATACATGGATTATAACTTAGAAGGGTAATATTTATCAATACAACAAGGAGATTTATTATGGCGAACGAGAAAAATTTTGAATACTTAGGACAATCATTTCAATTACAATTACTTAATCAGATTGTTATAGACAAGAACTTCGCTCACTCTATTGTTGATGTTATTGAACCCACTTATTTCGAGAACAAATACTTCAAAATCATATTACAAATGGTTAAGGAGTATTATAAGAAATACGAAGTTACACCATCTTTTGAAACTCTAAATCAGATTACAAGAAGCGAACTACCTCAAGAAATGGTGGCGAAAGTTGTACTCGATACTGTGAAAAAAATCAAGGACATTAATATTGATGGACCACAGTTCGTACAAGAAAAGGCTTTGAAATTTTGTAAACAACAAGAAGTTTCAAAGGCCATGGGTAAGGCTCAAAAAATCATCGATGGAGGGGAGTTTGAAAGTTACGACACAATCGAAGAATTATTTAAAACCGCATTACAAGTAGGTGAAAGAGAGACATCCCTTATGGATGTATTCTCAAACTTGGATGAAGTTTTGAACGAGGATTACAGACATCCGATACCTATGGGGATTCCCGGTATTGACAGATTATTAAAAGGCGGTTTGGCAAAAGGAGAAATTGGTGTTATCTTAGCACCAACAGGTGTGGGTAAATCCACTTTACTAACTAAAGTTGCAAACCACGCATTTAATTTAGGACACAATGTTTTACAAATATTCTTTGAGGACAACCCAAAGATTATCCAAAGAAAGCATATTGTGTTATGGACAGGAATTCACCCCGATGATTTAACACTCAAGAAAGACGAAGTTCTGAAAAAGGTAAAAGAAGTTGAAGGTACTATGAACAATAAGTTAATTTTACAAAAATATGCTTCTGATACTTTGTCTATGGGTCAAATCAAAAACACGATTAGAAAGTTAATTGCTGACGGACAACAAATTGATATGGTACTTTTAGACTACATTGATTGTGTTTTACCCGACAGACAACTACAAGATGAGTGGAAAAGTGAAGGTTCGGTAATGAGAGGATTTGAAGCAATGTGTCACGAATTAAGTTTGGTAGGTTGGACCGCAACACAAGGAAATAGGTCATCTATTTCATCAGAGGTCGTAACTACAGACCAAATGGGTGGTTCAATTAAAAAGGCACAAGTAGGTCACGTTATCATTACAGTTGCGAAGTCACTTACACAGAAAGAAATGAAACTGGCAACAATTGCAATTACAAAATCTCGTATCGGTGACGATGGTGTCGTATTTGAAAATTGTAAATTTGACAATGCGATGTTAGAAATTGATGTTGAATCGTCCACAACATTCTTGGGTCACGAAGAAAACCAAGAAGAGAAACGTCGTCAGAGAATGAAAGAATTGATGGATAAAAGAAAAGAAAAACAACAAATTAATTAATTATGGAAAAAATATTAAAAGAGAACCCTAATAGGTTTGTTATATTCCCTATCGAACATAACGATATATGGGACTTCTATGAAAAACATCAATCAGCGTTTTGGACGGCACAAGAGGTCGATTTAAGTGGTGATATTAGAGATT